CGGCTGGGGTGAGACATGGCGGCAGCTGGCCAAAGTCATTGCCGTGCGCCCGCGCGGTCTGCACCAGGTCGAGATCGAGGCCATCAACGAAGACCCATCTGTGCATACCGCCGACCAGGGGGTCACGGCACCAGCGGTGGTGACGAGCCAGTTGACCACGCTCTACACCACGCCTCTGATCGCAGACCTGACCTTGAGGTCATCCACGACGGACAACAGCAAGGCCTTGCTGACCTGGACGCCCGCACCGGGGGCTGAGACCTACCAGATCGAGATGGCCGCGGGCAGCAACCCGTACGCGGTCAACCTGGTCTGGACCCGGGTGGGGGAGACCTCGGCCAACAACTTTGCGGTTACCGCGCTCTATGGCGCGCAGACCCTGATCCGGGTGCGTGGCGTTGGCCTCACAGCTGGGCCCTGGGTGGCGCTTTTCTACGGCAGCAGTGCCGACTACATGTGGGTCAGCGATGGCCAATTGATGTGGCAGGCCGATGCCGGCTCGCTGATGTGGCGCTATTGAGAGCCCAAGCAACGAACAGGAGAACAACGATGAGCGCCCCCAAGTACGACATCGAACTGGCGCAAGGTGAAACCTTTTACACCGCACTCACGCTCGACGAGGGTGGTGCCGTGATGGACCTGCAAGGCTATGCCTTTGAGGGTCAGATCCGTGCCACACCTGAAAGTCCGACTGTGCTGGCGAGCTTTGGTTTTGATGAGAGTCGGCTCTCCAGCGGCACGGTGGCCATCACCTTGTCAGCGCCAGTCACCGAAAGTTTGCCGGTGCGTGCTTGCGTCTACGACCTCTTCATGACCAGTCCGGCGGGCATTCGCACCCAACTGCTCAAAGGCAGTGTGCTGGTGTCCATGCGAATCACACGCGACTGATGGGAGTCGAGAGACACCATGCCCATCCGAATTTCCATCACCACTCCGAGGCAACCTGGTGTCACGGTGCAAACAGACACCCAGACCGTGCGCGTCCAGCCGCAAGGCGTGCGCACGGTTCTCACCAACATTGGCGTCCCGGGTCCCACAGGCCCCAAGGGCGACAAAGGCGATCAAGGCGTGCTTGACCCCAACGCCGTGATCGACGCTGGCTACTTCTGAATTTGCACAGTTATCAACTTCAAGGAGGGATTTCATGCCCCAAACCCTACAGATCAAACGCTCGGCAACAACCGCCACGCCACCTACATTGGCTGTGGGTGAACTGGCTTGGTCCGAGGTTTCAGACAATCTCTTCATTGGCGAGAGCGGCAACGTGGTCACGCCGATCGCAGGTGCGGGCACCTTTGCCCGCAAAGCCGATAGCCTCGCCATCACCGGTGACGTATCTGGCACGGGCACGCTGAGTGCCGGTGTGGCAGTTGCTCTGTTAGCCACGGGTGTGACCGCAGGCAGCTATGGCAACGCTACGCAGGTCGGCCAGTTCACGGTCGACGCCAAGGGGCGACTCACGGCAGCAGCCAATGTGTCGATCACCCCGGCCTGGACTTCGATCACCGGCAAGCCGACGACGCTGTCTGGCTACGGTATCACCGATGCCCTGGCCCTGACCACGGCGGCGCCCAGTGCCTTGGCTGCCAGTGCCTTGGTGGGCACCGCCACCACCGCAGCCCGAGCGGATCACGTGCATGCGCTGCCCACACCGGCTGGCATTGGGGCCATTCCATCGACGGCCATTGGTGCTGCCAACGGTGTGGCGGGCCTGGGAGCGGATGGCAAGGTGCCCACGGCGCAATTGCCGGATGTGGCCATCGGTGGTCTGAACTACCAGGGCACTTGGAATGCCAGCACCAACACCCCCACCATTCCGACGGCGTCCAGCAGCAACAAGGGCTTCTATTACAAGGTGGCCACGGCCGGTAGCACCAACGTCAGTGGCATCACCGACTGGCAAATCGGTGACTGGATCGTGAGCAACGGCAGCGCCTGGGACAAGATCGACAACACCGATTCCGTCTCCAGCGTCAACGGCGCAACGGGCGCTGTGACCATCACCACCATCACGGGCAATGCAGGTACTGCCACGAAGCTACTGACTGCTCGAACCATCGCCATGACGGGGGATGTGAGTTGGACATCTGCTGCTTTTGATGGCTCGGCCAACGTCACGGGCGTAGCCACCTTGGCCAGCACCGGTGTTGCCGCGTCCAGTTACGGATCCGGTGCCCTGATCCCCACCTTCACGGTGGATGCCAAGGGTCGCCTGACGGCAGCAGGCACCACCACTAACACCCCTGCCTGGAGCAGCGTGACGGGTAAGCCCACGACGCTGGCTGGCTATGGCATCACGGATGCCTTGTCCACAAGTGCTGCCATCGATGGCGGAACGTTCTGATTTTCTTCAACCCCTCTGCTTAGAGAAAAGGAGGCCTGTTTATGGCTCAAGTCATCAAGGTCAAACAATCGTCTGTGGCGGGCAAGATCCCGACCACGACGCAGCTTCAGTTGGGCGAACTGGCCCTGAACACCACGGACGGTAAGCTCTACTTCAAGAAGAACGTGAGCGGTACCGAATCGATCGTGACGGTTTCTGCGTCGACCGCGTCTCAAGGTGAAAACACCTTGATGTGGTCTCTGTGAACGGGAGAGATGCATGCCTGCATTGCCACCCATCTCCAATTTCACAGGCTCGACGGTCACCGAGGGGCAGTTCAAGACCGCGCTCAACGATTTGCGATCGTACTTAGCAGGACTGCTCGGTACAGACGGAAATCCAGCGACTGCCTTGACCACGCTGGGCTCGCTCGGCTCCGGTTACGTCAGCAAAACGGCGACCTACACCGTCGTTTCCAGCGACCGTGGCCGGATGATCGACTGCAGCGGGACTTTCACGCTGAACTTGACCGCTGCTGCCACGCTGGGTGCTGGTTTCACCATCGCTGTGCGCAATTCAGGCACCGGGGTGGTGACATTGGATCCCAGTGGAGCCGAGTTGATTGACGGGGTTGCCTCCGTGACACTCGCGCCGGGCGAGGCCTATGACCTGTATTGCACCGGAACAGCCTGGAGAACATCCGGGCGAGTGCTCACCACATCCTTTGCCACAGACGAATACGTCAAACAGAGTTTCAGTCTGTTCCAGACGTTCAGTTCGCTGGCAGCAGGAGCCAGCCGCTCCATTGGCTCACCGAGTTACATGATCTGGGCGAGTTACTCCAGCACGCAGTGGTCTCGCGGCACCTACTACACGAACATGTTCTACATGGCTGCGCAGGGCAAAAGCTCTGTGCAAGTCAACGTGGGCAACTGCCGGCACACGATCTGGAACTACAGCACCACCAAGTCGATGCAGATCAATCTGACGGCTGTCATCAACTTCGCTGCCGATGACACCTATGGATTTCAGATCCGCCAAAACGGCTCCATCGTCGGCACCTATGGCACGTACTCGGCCCGGGGCGTACAGACCTACAACTTCGGCACGTTCACGGTGCCGCCCAACAGCACGGTCACGTTTGACCTGTATGGCTCGATTCTGAGTGGCTCCAGTGGCGACTCGATCTACGTGAACTCTTTCACGGCTACCTACATCCAGTTCGTTTGAGGAGGAATGATGCAGCGCCTTTATTTCAATTTCCAAAAAGGGGACGTCAGGCTTGTGCCGCTGGAGGTTTGTCCTTCGATCGAGGACGAAACCAGTTTTCCGAACGCGGACATTCCAGATGACGTCATCATGGAGATGATCAGCTTCAAGGCCGTTGAAGGCCGCCTGGATCCAGTCATCACGTACCCCTCTATTCCCATCACAGCACAGCCAGAGGCAGGAGGTAGCAATGGCCAGCCCTAAATCTCAACTGAGCTTGATCAGCAACCTCTGGATCAAGCTGATGACCTTCGAGAGGGCAGGTGACGTCAACGAGGGTCACAAGCACACCTTCGATCACCCCACCTTGCTGGTCAAGGGGCGACTGCGAGTCGATGTGGAGGGTGCTGTGTCGGAGTTCACTGCGCCTCACATCATCTTCATTGCCTGCAACAAGGTCCACATCCTCACCGCGCTGGAGGAGGACACGGTTGCCGCGTGTATTCACGCCTTGCGTGATGGTGAGCAGGTGGAGGACATCGTCGATCCCGCCATGATTCCGGCTGGCATCAATCCCAACCACCTGCCCAACTTCATCAAGCCGCTGGCTAAGGCCGACCACTTCGCCTGAAGCAAAGACTCTTATTTACGCCCGCCAGGAGAGATCCAGTGCGGGCATTTTGCATTTTGGAGATCCAACCATGGAAAACGCACAAGAACTTGCTTCGCCGCAGTCCATCACCCTGCGCCCCGAGGATCTGGATGACCTGCTCACGCGCGCAGCAGAACGCGGAGCCGAGCGGTGCCTAGCCCACCTCGGCCTGGAAAACGGTCACGCCGCACGTGACATTCGTGAGCTGCGCGATCTGTTGGAAGCGTGGCGTGATGCCCGCAGAACGGCATGGCACACCGTGATCAAGGTCGCCACCACAGGGCTGCTGGCCATCATTCTGATCGGCGCAGCCATCAAGCTAAAACTGATGGGGGGTGCCCAATGATCGAGACGCTGCTTGGAGGACTCATGGGCGGAGTATTCCGCCTGGCACCCGAAATCCTGAAATGGCTGGATCGCCATGGCGAGCGTGGCCATGAATTGGCCATGCAGGACAAGGCGTTGGAATTCGAGAAGTTGCGCGGTGCACAGCGCATGAGCGAGATCGCTGCCGCTTCTGACGCAGCATGGAATGTGGGCGCTGTCGAGGCCTTACGTGATGCGGTGGCGGCACAGGGCCAGAAATCGGGTGTCGGTTGGTCTGATGCCCTGTCGGTCAGCGTTCGGCCAGTGATCACCTACTGGTTTATGGCGCTGTACTGCGCTGCCAAGACGGCAGCGTTTGCGGCAGCCGTGAACGCTGGCGCTGGCTGGGGGACGGCCATCCTGCATGCCTGGACGGAGGCCGATCAGGCGCTGTGGGCCGGGGTTCTGAACTTTTGGTTCCTCGGGCGAGTGTTTGACCGGGTGCGGCCGTGATCGAAGTGCCGAAATCGGCCATCGATCTGGCCAAGCGCTATGAGGGATTCGAGCGCAAGGTAAAACGCGGGACGGAGATCACGGCCATTCCCTACGTTTGCCCTGCAGGTTTCTGGACGATTGGGTACGGCCATCTCTGTAATCCCATGCATTCACCGATCACGGAGACGGAAGCTGAGGCCTATCTGGCGCAGGATCTACAGACGGCACTGGCGGCAACCCTGCGCTACTGCCCGGTGCTGGCCACCGAGCCGCAAGCACGGCTCGCGGCCATCGTCGACTTCACGTTCAACCTCGGCGCGGGGCGGCTGCAGACGTCGACGCTGCGTCGGCGCATCAATCAGCGCGACTGGCCGAGCGCAACCAAGGAACTGCGGCGATGGATCTACGGAGGAGGGAAATTGATGCCAGGACTAGTAGCCCGCCGCGAAGCTGAAGTCCTTCTACTGGTATCTGGCTGATATCAGACATTAGTAATCTAATGGCCTGTCCTCGACGACAAGATACCAGCAATTTCCTCAAGAAGTGGACGCAGTTTCGCATGGTCGGATTGAGTAATTGCAATTTCGATTCGTGACGACCTGTGTCCTTGCCTGTGTAGGTTTGCGGCGCGATCCAGGATTTCTCTGGCA